GGACGCCCTAACTGTCGGTATAGGTCTGAGACTACCGCCAGAATGGTGTTCCGCATATACTGCTCGCGCCCATCGGTGATTTGGCCGGGCAGGCCTAGCGGCCCCGCTGCATGGGTTACAGGGCTTACGGAACCCGTGCCGTGGATCACATCCTGGCAGATCAGTTCCACCATCGATTCGGTCAGGCTGGGCAGGCCCAGGTCATCGACATGGGCATCCACGTCCCAAGAGTACTGGCGCCCCGACGCGTGGACCGAAGGGGGCGCGACGATGAAGCCACCATCGCCCCGGATGTCCATGCCTGGCAGGATGCCTTTTCTGGTGGGAACTTTCTTCCCAGGATGGGAAAAGAAGCGGTGACACCCGCCGCCCCCGGTTAGGGCAACGGGTCCGGCTCCGAGTCGGGGTAGGATGTCCTGTTCGGTAGCGGCGCCAATGTCGCCATCGAAATCCGCCACAGTGAGGTTACTGATGGCGCCGGTAACGATGCCGACCCCCATGGTGGGATCGGTAAACCAATCCTGAATCTCGGCTTCGGTGGCGCGACGGTTTTGGAATTGGTGCCAGGGAATGGCGGGGATTTTTTCGCCCCGTCTGACCGGCACCACGGACCACCCGCGCCGTAGGTAGTAAAGCGCCCATTCTTTTGCTGGCGCTGATAGGCTTGGTGCGGTCAGGCTCATGGCTGCTTCCCCGGATATTCGCTGTGTGGCGGGTACTCTTTGTCTTGTAGTGGGATGCACATTGTTTCCTCGTTCTTGCGAAAAGGCGGCGGTGTGACCCGCCGCCCTATTTATTATTCTTCCGCCTCTGGCTTTGCCTTGGCTTCTTTGGCCTGGCTGCACCAATCGTGCGGCTTCATCATGACCCAGCGGTAGCCGGAGTGTGATGGTGTCAGGCGACATTCACCGGATCGGCTGTCAGCGGGCACATACCACTGACAGTTCGCACAGGTGATGTCGCGCGGGTGCTTAACCCTCATCAGAACGGTAGGGGTTTAGCAGCTTGCGGCGTTGGCGGAGGTAGCGGAGCCGCGCTCTGGGCGACAGGCGCCGCCACAGAAGGCGCGATAGTCGGACCATTTGCACCCAATTCCGCTGGGCGCGGAACCCATTTAATGATTGCGAAGTTCGGGGAATAGTTAACGCCATGTTTACTCTTTTCCTCCGTGGCCCCGGTAAATTGTATCACCGGCAACATCCCCTGCTTTGATTCCGGTGCTGCTTCATAAGCGTCGTGCAACGCATCCAGGGCATTCGCCACTGAACTGGCGCTGCTGCTGAACTCGCGCACTATGCGGTTGCTATCCAGCAGTCGCATTACGAAGCCTTTCTTTGGCTTTGCTGCATTACCGCGCTCATCCATCCCGTAATCACCAACAGGGCACGGCGGGATCGGCTGTCCAATTGGAACTAGTGCGCGCACTGGCGGAATGCCCTTTTTGAACATCAGCCAGCCAACTTGAATGTTTTCCATATCCGCGACGAAGGCGGGCTGTTGGAATGAAACGTCTTGTTCCTGGGTTTCCCACATCCCATTCACTTCAACGCGTTCACTAAACTTCAACCTCCCGGCCTTGGCGTTGTATTCAACACGCGGCAAAAAAGACCCGCCACCACCGGAACCGTTATTGATGTTAAGACCTAAGCCCATGATAAACCTCTGTTTTCCATAAGAGTGCACCACATTTCAGCAGCGTGGCGCTTGCTGCTTACATCCCGTAAATCTCTTTCCGGGCTGCTTCTGCTGCGGGATCGGACCAGTAGAAACTATCTACATCCGGCACCAGCAAACTGATCAATTCATTCTTATCCGTCGAGATCGCCAGGAACCGGCGCAGCCGGTTGGCGATAGCTTGTAGATGCGCCCAGTGATCCGCCACCCCCTCAAGCTGATACACCGCCACCTTCTTCGGGCTGCAATACGCGAATCGGCAGATTTGGTTTGTATGGACAACGTACCCACTGCCCTGCCGGGCATGGCTACTGGAAATCTGACCCGGCACCCGCTCAGTGGTTTTCAAATCCAAGACCAGCCCGTGTTCCTGCCAGTAGAAGTCCAGATACCCCACCAGATCGGGCAGACCCTCGCCAAGCGGCTTGCTGATCTTGTGCTGGTGCTGGCCTTCTTCCGGCGCCGTCGGGACGCCATATTGGCGCAGTTCCGTGAGTGCCACCGGCACAGTGTCTTGTACCACTTTACGCTGGGCTTCCCGCCGGGGATCACTTGAGAGTGCTGTTAACCGGTCATATTCAGCCAGGGCGATAGCAATGCAATCATCCACCGGCTTTTCGGGATTGAATAGGCCAGCCGACACGCCTGCTTCAATGGCGGTGCCGCGATGGGCCGAAGCCCCCACCGGCAGGCGCCGCTTCAACAGGTAGGACATGGCCCAGGCGGCGGGCTGCGCCGCGTAGGTGTTCAGGCTGCTGGCGGATAAATGGCCAATGCCATGGGCGGCGAAGGGGTCTTGGGTCACGGGTTTGCCTCGATGATTAGGATGTAGCCCGGTTTCCCGCTGTACATCTTGGAAAGGTGTAGCTTGATGATCTGGCTATCGTCGTCCCAAAGGATGCCGTTGGCGGCATCCAGGACCAGCTTCGCCAGGTTGTCCAGATCGGGTTTGCCTGTGTGTTCCAGATCGCCCGCAAGCGCCGCTTCCTGCTTTTTCTTTGGCCAGGATTTGGGAATAGGCATCAGGACCATGACATCAACACAGACCGGCACGGAGCCAAAGGAATCATATGGGGAAATAAATGCCCTGATTGTTTCCTCTGCCTTCCGGGTCTTGGCTGGCGTATAGGCGCCGTGCTTGCCGAATCGGGGGCGCCCCTTGGCGACGGGTTCGATGGGGATGGTGATACAGGTCCGCATGATTAAACCCCCGCCAGCACAGTTCGGGAGGGGATATTGAAAGTGCTGGCGGAGGTACCGTCACCGTGACGGTTTAACCGGCAGACTGTCGCGGGTTCGTAGTAGTCGCGCCGGTCTGCCGGGCGCGCGATGGTTGGGAGGCTAGTTACCATCGCGCGCAGCCCTTTCGGGCAAATGTCCGTCCCGGCGTCCGGTACAGATATGTGCCCAAATCTGGTTTGGCGTTACCTCATCGGTAGCGCACATTTCAATAACAGGTATCAGCCGCACGATAGGCGGCGCAATACCCCCGTATTCACCGCGATAGGTCAGCCAGATCAGCCATCGGCTGGCGGTAGCGGTTGATACGCCAGCCTCTTCGGCCAGATCGCGTAGCGTGTAGCCGTTCTGCTGAAGCAGCTTTCGGTAGGGTAGGTGATCCATGACCCAAACCCTATGCGTGAAAAAAATTCGTGTCAAGCGCATTTTTTCCCTTGACGTTATTTTCTGCGTGGGTTTATCGTCATGTCAGGCAATCAAGCCGCAAGGGGAACTATCATGCAATACTTGAAACATCGCTCCGCCGCCTGGTGGATACTGGCAATCTTGCAGGGCCTTGGCTTCGCCGCCTTCCTGCTGCTGTTGATCATCTTGTTTGCGATGGCTGGCGCATGAGCGACGCCAAGGCGGAACGCATTTCCGCAATCTCTGAAAAAATAAAGCAGTCGTTCTATGAACTCGGTAATGGCGAAACCCCTGGGGATGTGATGTTCGCCGCCACCATGGCGCTAGCCTACTTTATTTATAATGTCACCAACCGGGGCACAGAGAACAGCGTGGCGAAAAGGTCTGCCGAATTGCTGGTGGATGCGGTGTCCCACATAGTTAAGGAGGATTTGAATTGATCGACCTAGAAGCCCTGCGCGCCAAGCTGCTGATAGCGGAGAACGAACTGATCCGCATTCAGTATGCGGATGATTTCTGTTTCTCGAATGGCGCCTATGACAGTCTTGCCAAGGTGCGGGATGAGTTGAAGTGGGAACTGATGGAAGCGGAAGCCGCCGCCCGCCAGAAGGCAGCGGGCATTGCGACGGCCAGCGGGGAACCTGGCCCATGAACACCGTCCGCGTGTCCATCAAAATGACCAGCAACATCCCTTCGCAAACTGATCTGTTTGTTGAGGTGGATGATATCAGCCAACCAGCCTGGCGTCCACTCGCCGCCTTCGCGAGCATAAAGGCGGCGGCGAAGTGGCTACAGGAAGAAGGCTACAGGTACGTCGTTGGAACAAATGGAGTTTATAGTCGTGACGCCTCAACAAAGGGAAAGAATGCGCCTGCTGAATACCGCGATGATATTGGCGGAAGAAGGATTAATGAAGCGGGCTTTGATCAAAGCCAACAACAAGCCGCTGGAGTTCGACGCCTTGCGGTCAAACTGGGACGTATGGGTGCGACTCTCCGACCAGGACCGGGTTCTGTGGCAAGCAATCAGCGCAGTGAAAAACCAAATTAAGGGGACATGGACAGATGAAGATTCAGATCAGTGATGATAGGCCAATTCCGCCACCAGCGAAGCGGGGCAGACCGAAGGGGTCTAGCAAGTATCCAGCGGCCAAGCTGTCGGTGGGACAAAGCTTCCGCATTTCAGCAGACGCGGTGAAACCGGCATCTGTTTTCTCAATGGTGTCGCGCTTTAACCGCGCCCTGGCGCCAAAGAAATTTACAGTTCGCAGCACCCCGCGCGGGTGTACGGTTTGGAGGGTGGAGTAATGAGAGACACAAATAACGCAGAGGTAAGTGCGTTTTATCTGTCATTTTTGGCAGCGGGTATGCGTGAAGGTGCTGATCTTCTGCGTTCCATTGCTAAGGAGCGAGATATGCTGCGGGCGGCGCTTCGTGACATAGCCCGTCAACCAGAAGGCGATGAAGAAAGCGCACAGGCTGTTGCCCGCGCTGCGCTGGGAGAAAAGCAATGAGCGACATTGTTGTACGGCTGCGGTTCTGGGGAGACTCATATCATCTGCACAAGGAATCCGCCGACGAAATCGAAAAGCTGCGGGCGGCGCTGAAGGACATGGCGAAACATATCTGGCGTGGGGATTGGGATAAGCTTGATCCTGAGACACGCGCTTTGCTGGGAGAAAAAGAATGAGCGAAGACCATATCGGCGTGCAAATAAATGGCGTCCTGTATGTAAAATTTGAGGATGTTAAGACGCTGCGCGAGGGCTGGGATAAAGCTGATGCGGAAAACGAAAAGCTGCGGGAGGCGGCGCTTGATGCGCTTGCGGGCTTGGTTGCTGCTCACTCTCTGTTAAAGAGAGGCGGAAAGAAAGCGGCCCCATCTGATAAAATGTTTGAGCAGATGCTTTGTGATTATGGTGCAACGATCACACGCGTTCGCGCGGCGCTGAGAGAAAAGGAATGAGCGACATTTTGGAACGGCTGCAAAATATGTTCTTTCGGTTTGGGACGGAAAGCCCAGACGATGCCGCCAACAGGCGGATACAAACCGCAAAGGACGCCGCCACTGAAATTGAAAAGCTGCGGGTGGCGCTGAAGCAAGCCGAGCGAGAGCGTAATCACCAGCACGGCAGGGCGGATAGAAACGCGGCGCAATACGCGGCGGAACAGGCCAAGCGCGAGCAGTCACAGGCCGAGAACGAAAAGCTGCGGGCGGAACGGGATGCGCTGCGAGAAGCGTTGAGGATGGCAAAAGATTTATATTTGCATGGCAGCACGACAAGCGCGTTTATCGAAATATGTGCAGCGCTGGGAGAAAAGGAATGACCAAACCCCGCGCCCCTTTACGCTACGGACCTGGCCGCGCCATTCACCCGGAAGTGAGAAGGGCGCGGGAAGCATACATTGGTGAAGCCCTGCAACGCGGCGAAACCTTCCACCAGATCAGCGCGCATTTTGAGGTGGATACCGAGACAGTGAAACGATGGTGGAATAAGACAAACTTTTCCACCAAGTATGAGAACGTCTTCGATAAACAGCGAAAATGCCTGTCATGCGGAGAAATGTTCTGGTCAGAAGGCCCGCACAATAGACGCTGCATAAGGTGCAAAAGCCACCGGCCAGCAGACACACCATACGAACCTGGCGGATATGGCAACAGTGGCCACAAAAAAGAACCCCGGCGCTAGGCCGAGGTTTGAGTTTATCGCAAGAGGAAACTACCCTGCCGGGGGGAGATACCCGGCAAGCACAATATAATTACTTCTTGCGCGATTTACCAGCCTCAGAAAGCGCAATAGCCATAGCTTGCTTTTCGGATTTCACTACCGGGCCTTTCTTGCTGCCAGAGTGTAGCTTGCCTGCGCCGTACTCGCGCATCACCTTGGAAATCTTCTTGTCAGCCTTAGTTGGTTTCATTTCTTTGCCCCTTTAATGGCTTCGGCTTCCACCTCATCGACACGGCGAAGCCAGCCCCTGCCGAATGTGACATAGATTGCCAGCCCTTTGTAGTATTCTCGCCTGGCGTCAGAATACTGGCGAATTACAGATAGTGGGTTTTGCTTCGCCACTGCTGCCAAAGTTTGCGGCCCGATTCCTCCATCTGGCGTACTGCCGACAATCGCCTGAAGAATTTTGACAGCGCGACCAGGCCCTGCATTAACGGCCATATCAAACACACATAGATCAACGCCAGTAGGTAACCTATCGCCAGCAATACGGTCCCAGTAAAGGCGCCGATATATTTCTTGAAGGTCTGCATCTGATATGTTCCTCAATTCGTCTTTGGTTGCGGGGCGTTTCAGCCAATCAGAATAGGTTTTCAGGGTGACGCCTTTCATAGTTGCGCCGCCTGGATCATCCTTGTGATCGGACCAATCTCCTTCGTGGTGTAGCACCACCTTTAAGGCTTTCTCAAAATTATCTTCCATTTTGGCCACCTTTAATAATTTCGTCTTTTGCTTTGGACCCAGCGCTGGAACCAAAATAATAAGCAACCACGCCACCCCAAGCTGTTCCAAGGGTGCCGAGCATCACCAGCATAGCCTCAGAGCCACCATTCTGTGGCAGACCATACATCAGCATATAAAATAGGACGCCAAAATACCCTGCACTGATAAAACCAGCCAACAGTTTCGGCGTCAAATCTTTCGTTTTGATTTCTCGGTTACGCGCAGAATTACGGTCATCATTGGCGATGCGCTCTAAATCGATGTCCAGTTTACGCATCTGAACGCTAAATTCTTGTTCAGCCTTCTTCAGCGCCAGCAACTGATCCGGCGTAGCCATAGCAGCGGCTGCAAGTAATTCTGTTTCGGAGCCTTCAGGTTTGCCTAGCAAAGCCTCCGAAATGGCTTTGGTTGCCATACCCGCCAGCGGACCGCCAACAGCGCTGGCGATGCTAGGGGCTACCGTCCTGACTAGATCAAGAAGTTTATCCATATTATCGCTCCAACATAAAATTAAGATTTGGATGGCGGGGATAGGTAACAGTGCGCTCACCTTCCGGGCATTTATACTTGATAGTGGCAAGCAAAGTGGCGCGGCCCTGGGCAATAGGTTCCGTATCGGAAATCGTCAGTAGATAAGTGAACGTATCAATCTCTGGCCCGGCTGGACCCGTGAATCTGGTCATGCTTGGCGTCGCTTGGTGGATCATCCCAGCACCATCGCGCACCGTCACTTCAAACCCTTCGACAGAGCAATCATCCCGTTTCTTGACCCGCGCTACTGTCACGGTCACCGGCTGGCCAATCTTTGCTGGTTCAATGCGAAAGTGTTCCGGTGCCCAAGCGATAATTTCATTTCGAAACCAACCAAATTTTTCGCCAGCCGTGTACCCGCCGACAGCCAAGGCAAAGCTGGCGGTAGCAAACTGTACGATGGGAGTTAATTTAGGTAACTCCATTTATTCCTCGTCTGTGTCTTCGGGCTTAATCCAGAGTTCTGAATAGGCTTGATCAGATAGCCCCCGTAGTACCGCATGGGAGTAGGGGACTGCTGCATACTTGTAGCCGGATGGCGTTTCCCATGTCACCATAATTGCCACCGCTCCATCCGCCAGGGCGGTTGCGATCATCTGCTGGGCCGCTTCGGCGAAGGACACCTCGTGGTGTTCCCCTGGCGCATCCGAATCGACGATCTTGATACGGCGCATGGTTTACCCCCTCCCGGCTTTCATCCGTACACGCCCGCAAATCACCTGGCCCCGGAACCACGCGGCGCCATCCACTACCTCGCAAGTCTCTGGCGGTGCCAGGGCGCCATCGCGCCAAGTTAGGACTACGAAGCCCTGCTG